CCACATCCTCAGTAGATTCAGCGAGAGTTTTTCTTCTCTCCTCAGGAGTCATGTTCATTCTTTCCTGCACATTTCTTGCCTCCACCTCGCCAGCAAGTGACTTGTAGCTATTGAAATCATCATTCTTCATGTAGGCATCATAAAGACCTCTGTTCTTCTCTATGAGAGCCTTCGCCTCATCTTCCTTACCTTCTGCTCGTAGCTGCTTAATCTGTTTTGTGACCTCATTAAACCTCTTCTTGACTTCACCTCTAATAGTTGTAGGACTACCTCCAGTGGCAAATCCCTCAATACCTTGAATAGCATGCTGAATCTCGTGATTCAATATGTCATTCATATATTTCAACTCATCAGCATGAATGGTTATGGTGTTGGTTTTTGAATCATATTCACCATGTGAAGGCATATCGTTCATAATGGAATCCGTATCAATACGAACACCCTTCAACTGAGGATAAGCCTTAAATAATTCAGATGCATCAATCACATCAAATAGTTTGCCGCCATTCCAGAGCATATCATCCTCGTAACGCTTAACGATGTGTCCACCGCCTACGTCCATCGTGTCCTTTATCTTGGCATCAGGCATTTCGTATCTCCACTTGCCATCAGCACCACGCTCCCAGCCAGTAGCCATCTTGATAGCCTTGGCATCCTTCTTCTTCTCTTCCATCTTGCGAGCCACAGAGAGATTATCAATACGAGCAGTACGCTCTTCTGCCTTGTCAGCAGCCGCCGCACCACGCTCGCCAGCGAGAGAGAAACGAATATTGTCGCTACTATTGATTGCTTCATTGAAGGCACGACTGCGGTCTGCATCGCTCTTTTCGTCATACTCAAAGATTGATACACCAGCATTCTTCAATACATCCTTCACCTCTTTCTTGGTAGTAGTAGGAACCACAGCAGCAGAGAACTCATCAAAGCTAACTGGACGCTCAAACTTAGTTTCAAAGTACATGGCAGGATGCTCTTCCTTGATTGCCTTAACCATTTCCTTCAAACGTTTTGTGTCCTCGTCTGAGAAGTCCACATTGTACTCCTTCTTCAAATATGCTTGTGGGTCACTAGTCATAGCTGCCTCAGAGAGTCTTGCCAAACCATAATCGGCAAAAGTTCCAGTTGCATCAGGCTGGCACTTCATGCCAAGTTCAAAGAATACATTCGACCACTTTTCTCTGAACTTATCAAATTTCTCTCTGTCAGAAGTCAACAAGTCTCTCTTGGAGCGAATATCATTCAACGTTCCATAAGAAGGCATCAATCTTGCAGCAAAGTTTTGGAAAGATACAGCCGCACCAGTTGCACCATTCCGACCTTGTTTCTTCATTATCTTGGAAACATTCTCCAATGTGTTTGGCACATATCTACGATTACCACTAGGAGTAAAGCCATCAAAGATTACCTCCTTAATGCCATATTCCTTTTCTTTACCTTCCAGCCAAGTATTGAACTCATCTGTCAGGTTGTTGGTCTTAATGTAGTTTTCAACCTCATTAAGCGTAGCATCCGTGTCAACACCAGTCTTACGATGGTCATACTCTACATCACGGACGAAAGACTGCACACCCTTGTAGTTGAAACCATATTCATCATATAGTTCAACATTCTCCTTGGCAATGGCATATCTCATTCCACCATTAGCACCAGCATCAACGATAGACTTGTTTCTTTCCAGCCAAGCCTTGGTCTTCTCCTCATACAAATCCTTATCGCCATCAAACTTTGCCTCAATGTACATATCCAAGACCTTCTGGGCATCAGCCTTGCCGATACCATAGATATTAAAGTCTCCAGCAGTAATAAATTTCAACTCGTTATAAGCCTCATCACTAAACTTAGGCTGAATCTTCTTCGGTTCAGAAACCACACCTTTTTCGTGAAGGAACATATAAGCCATAGCAGAGTTCGCTTCTCCACCATCCAGCCATCTGTCAAGTTCTCTTCTTACCTCGCTATACATATCGCTAGGAACAGAACTAACATCTTTAGAAGCTTTTTCTGCCCCCTTATTGCTCATCTGTCTCTCTACTTGCGGATAGGTAGGAGTATAAGCATCACCCTGCCAAGTACCTGCATTCTTGCCAGTACGCTTGGCAATCTTATCGGAAGGCATAATCAAGGAAATGCCACCATACGCCTTATGGTCTTGCCTACTAGAGTCAATGACTGCCACAGACGGATTGGCAAGACCACCCTGCTTGATAGCCTTCAACAGCTTCTCTTCTGATATATTGTGTACACCTACAAGAGTTTTTTCATCCTTCAACGAAAACTTTTCGCCATTTTCCTTGGCAGTTTCAGAAGAATTGTCTATCTTTGCAGCAGAGCTGAGCGGAGGAGTGGAAAGGCTTTCCACCTTATCATCTTTAGGAGTTAACATAATGAGTTCGCCGCCATTTCGTTCAGCTTGTCTTTTTATTCTCCCAAGATTTCTTTCATCAAGTGTATACCAACCAACAACTTCAACATTATCCTTGTTGTCGTTTACTTCCAACACGGTGATAGGACTTTTATCATCCAACTTGATTGCAACCCAATGGTTAGGCTTCTTTGTTGGCTGTGTATGCCCTACCAAATCTGTATTGTATAAAGCATCATTCAATACCTTTTTGCTTTCAGCAGGAGTAAACTTGTGAGCATTCCAATTCTTCTCAAAAATATTCTTCTTGATAACAACAGGCTTTCCGTTTGCTCCTATTGCAGCATCCACATTCTTTGGTATAGCAGGAAACTCTACATTACGAAAGGCACTAGTGAAGTCTTCATCCGTCAATTCATCAACGGACTTAATCTTATCCAGCTTAAAAGTACCATCCTGATTCAGAGGATTCCCCTGATTATCCTTCAACGAGAAATTAGTAGAACTCATGCCATCAATGAGGTTATCAACCATACCATAGCTATCAGCTACCGCCTTCTTCAAAGCAGTAGGAACCTCGGCAGGAACATCTTCCTTTCTTCTCATTCGTCTTACCACATAATCTATAGCTTGGGCAGCATCAGAAGTAAAGATGCCAGTCTTGTAGTTGTATGACTGGGCATTGTTCATACCATAACCAACATCATGTGTCTCATGTGGGAGATTCTGCAATTCGGTCAGCACCTCTACCGCCTTGGCATTGTCGGCAATATCCTTCATGTTGCCAATGGCAGCACTAACAATCTGGTCAACCTCTTCATCAAGCAAGCCCTGCTTGGTAGCCGAAGACTTCACCTCATTATCCGAGATATTAGGATATACCTCAGTAGGATGAGCCACACGACCATCTGGCAAAGTGATATAGTATCTTAGTGGACGATTGGTTATATCGCTCACAACATAGCTATCAGCAGTAGGTTCATACACTCTCTTCTCCTTGCCGCCAGCAGTCTCTTCGATGTGAAAAGGAACACCATTCACCTTGTAGGCATCCTTCAATGTAGAAAGGACTTCCTTCTTCTCTTCATCGCTGAGTTTCTTGCCAGCTTCAAAGCGAACTGGTTTTGACTTCAACGAAAACTTAGTGTTACCAACTATCTTTGCATCATCCTCATTAAATATCACATAGTTCAAGTCACCTTTTTTCGCTCCACCCCATATCGTACCAGCATAATACTTGATACCTGTAAAGCCGAGTGAAGATAGGAAGTTGCTAGATGCCACAAAACTGTCACGTTCCTCAAACTTTGTTCCATTCAACGCATAATACAACAGACCATTGTAAACATCGCCAAAGTTTTTGTCAAGTGAGTAACCATTGCGTACCAACCTATCAACATCAACACCTAGTTTCTCCAAACCTTCACGAACAATCTTCTTTTGCTCCTTATTCATTGGTTTGTTCCAATCAAGGTAATTGTTGCCAGTATCATCAGGTATCTCTACCTCGTATCTGTTAGCCTTGGCACGTTTCAAAGAAGGAATATCTTCCTCTGTCAAGCCCTCAAACAAAGACTTCAACTTATCGAAATCAGCCAACTCCTTCTGTGCTGCATTTTTTTTCCACTCTGGCTTAGTCTCGTCATTGACGATATTCTCATCCTCCTTGATAAGTTCATCCATTCTGTTAAAAGTTTCCTTCTTTGACTTAGCGAAAGAACTTCTCACAGCATTATCAATGAATCTACCGAACCAATTATCACCATTCTTGATAGCCTTGAAAGCCTTTGGAGTCTTTATCTTCTTTACCTTAGCTTTCAGAGCATAGGATGCACCGATTTTAGCCGATTTAGTCACGTAAATACCATGACCGAAAGTTTCTGAGCCTGCACCTTCATAGGCATGTGAAGTATCAAAGCGGTCAAAGTTCGCTCCTGTTCCGTGATAAGTCTTCAACGAGAACTTGGTGTGCTCTGTGATTTTCATATCCTCAGGCTTGAAGATAACATAGTTGGTATCGCCTTCCTCAGCACCACCAAAGATAGTACCAGCCTTATACTTGATACCAGTGAAGCCAATAGAAGACAGGAACTTACTAACTGCACGACTAGCATTTACATCTTTCCACTTCTTTGTTTTTCTTAAAGCATACATTAGAAAATCATAGGAATTACCGCCAAATGAACCATCAAAAGAAAAACCACGCTTTTTAAAGTCGGCAAAATCTATTTTTAATCGCCTTAATTCTTTAATAATTGTATTCTTCTGTTTATCTGTCAAAGGAGCATCCCAATCCAGATAGTTGTTTCCATTATCATCAGGTATATCCACCTCATAGAGATTTCCCTTATACTTTTTAACACGGATATTTCTAGGAGCAAGTATGAGTTCTGCTGCATCTACTTTGTTCTGATAACCACTCCTTATACTACCATAAGTACCTTTAAGAAGGTCTTTAAAATAAGCGTAATCACCTTTTCGCAATATGCTTTTAGCTTCTGATACACCATATTTTTCAAGATTATACAAGAAATCATCAAGAATATTAGCGTTGTCTATACCTACCTTATCCAACAAAACAGAGCGCAAATCATCCTCAGACATTTCCTTACCATTATAGACGTAAGTAGGCTTTTTACGTGTCAACTCTACATAGCTTTTTCCTATCTCTTCCGATGAAGTAACATAGCCACCCCAACCGAATGCTTGTGAGCCTGCACCCTCGCCCATGTGGTCGAAGTCAAACTCTGTGAAGTCAGCACCGCTACCATGATACACCTTCAGCGAGAACTTAGGAGCATCAGCTATCTCCTGATTGATGCTGTTCACAACATCATCAGTAACAATATCGCCCTCCTGAATCTGCTGAGGTTCACGACCAGCCTTGCTTACCAAGTCAGCTTGCTCTGCTCTGGTCAAGATACGGTTCACCTTCATCGCACCAGTAATCACCCAAGGGTCAGTCTCAGGGTTCGGGTTGGTACGATACATATAATAGCCATCAGTAGGCAGATGTTTCAAGCCAGCCAATGAATGCTGATACTTGCCCGATGGATTGATACCCTCTTGGCGAGCTTCCTCCTGATAATCAACATCAGCAGCATACTCCACCTCAGCGAAAACGAAATTCTTAGGAAAGAGAGTCTTGTTGCCCTCAGCATCCTTGCGATTGAACTGAATAGCATAAGGCACGACACCAAGATGCCAGCCTGGTCTATAGGCTAGCTTACCGCTACCGCCTTGTGTTCCCTTGCCGCCCTGCTTAACCTGAGGTCTGCCAGTCTTGCTTTCTCCTGCAATAGGAGCCGCATCAGCATCGAGCCATACACCAACTGGAGTAGCAGCACCATCAGGGTTCGCTACCATTGGTGGATATAGTTTGCCATCCTTCAACACGAACACCTTGTAGCCGACTCCCTTCTTCTTAGGCTCAGGCTTTTGACGGAGAGAGAACGAAACATCTTCGCCAGTCTCAGAGTTTGTCACCTCACCATTGGCAGTCTTCACGTAGGCTTGTTCAATGGAGCGGATGATGTTCTTGGTTACATCGCTATACTCTGTGCCAAAGAATGCCAACTTAATCTTCTGCAATATCTCATGGATAGCAGCGAGAAGAGGATGAGACATCTTCATAGCGAGAGTGTGAGCCAAGTTGAGGTCACGAATCATTTCACCTACCGAATCAGCAACAACCTCCTCAGCATAGTACTCTCTAGCACGTCCAGAGAACCCAGCATCAGAATATCTCTGCATGGTCTCATCTACCGCCTTGTCGAAGGCATCAGAGCCATAGGTATCGAGCACAAGCTGAGTCAACTCATTGTATGCAGCAGGGTTCAGGTTCTTGATTTGGTGAGTCATTTCGTGACCGAAGATAAACTGAGCACCTTCCGTGATAGAAGAGTCAAGAGTGATGAAGATAGTACGATGCACGTTGCCATCGGCATCCGTAGTCTCCTGAATCCAGCCATTACCCAACTTGTCTGAGTACTGCCATTGAATGGTAGCACCCATCATCTTAGACAGTCTCTCGAAAGCCTTGCGAGTCTTCTCGCCCACGATATTGTCAACGACCTTCATATCATCCACCTTATTCTTCTCTACGTCAGCAGCACGCTCAGCAGTTGTCTGCTGCTTGCCATTCTCCTTGGCAGAGAAAGGAAGGTCAGATTCATCACGCTGTGCGCCTAAAGGAGCTTCATCTGTAGCATCCTCAGGAACATTTATATTATCATTTATATTGTCATTTATCTTCTCATTATCCGATTCATTAGACAAATCATTAGATTTATTATCCGATTCATTATCCAACTTCGCCTCTGACTTCGCCTTCAACTCAGCCTTTTCATCCGACTTCGCCTTCAACTCGGCCTCTGGCTCAGCCTTGTGCTGCTCAGCATAGGCTGCATTCTCCTGAGCACGTTTCTGCTCTTCAAGTATGTTCTCAGCCTGAGCAATGCGAATATTTTCAACAAAATTCCTTGCTTCCGATGCCTTGAAACCGCTATTGAGTACACCGATAAGTGCGTTACGAATATCCTGAGTATCGAGTGATTCAAGGTTGGATGGACGATTCTCCCACAGACTATGAACGAGCGCATCAATAGTAGTTCCCTTGCCATCAGCAGCGAGCAACTGAGTCTTGGCAAAGTCTTCTCTACTCAATCCAGTCTCCTGCTTAACGCCCTTACTTGTCTCTGTTCCCTCATAGTTGAGAGAGTGAGCACCGAGGTTACTAGCCACATACTCCTCGGCAGTAAGCGGAATCGTATCTGTCACGTCAATGCCAGTACCATCATACAGACGATGCAGCAGAGTTCCAACCGTCTCCTTATAGATTTGAGCCACCGCCTCAGCATCATCCTTCACCGCACTCTTCAAGCGAGCGAACTTTCTTCTTGCCTTCTCAATGAGTTCCTTTCTACCCTCAGCAGTATCTTCCACCTTGGCAAGTTGTCGCTCATTATAAGCATCACGGATAGCGATAGCAGAGTCATAAGCCGCCTTAGCATCAGCAATAGCCTTCTCCTTGGCATCCTTAGCAGCCTTCTGTTCCACGAAAGTCTTGCCCTTCACGGTCATGTTGCTAGCCTTGTCGAGTGCCTTCTTTGCATCAGACACATATCCAGATACGATACTATCTGCATCCTCACCAAACTGATTATCATATAGCTCAGCAGTCTGTGCGGCAGTCAGCTTCGAGAAGTCAGGATTGCCATCCTCCAGCATAGGCACGATGGTTCCATCTTCAAGAGTAATGGCAGGAGCAGCAGGAGTCTGCTCAGTTGCAGGAGTCTCAGCAGATTCAGGAGCCGCGACCTCATTAACAGGAGCCGCGACCTCGCCCTCTATTGTCGGAGCTTCCACCTCTATCTCACCTCTATTCTCTCCACTATTATCCTCTATCATTGAGGATTCAGGCATAGCTTGTTTGTATTCATCGAGCGACATAGAAGAGATTGTAGCCACATCTTCTTTGTTCACAGCATGAGGAACAAGAGTACCATCACTCTTCAACTCAACTACCTTAGCTTTAGCACCAGCATCACGGATAAGGAATAATCTAGAGTCAGGGTATTTGGTATTACCATCCTTGTCGAGCACATCAACGAGCACCACGTTACCATTATCATTGAGAATCTGATTGAAGTCAAATGAAGGTTGAGTCTGCTCAGTCTCCTGATTCTGCTGAGCAGCACGTTCTTTCTCCATCTGCTCACGCTCAGCCTTGGCAGCTTCCAGTCTCTTCTGGTCTTCCAAGTCTTTCATCTGCTGCAAGTCTGCAAGCGAATAAGGATTCTCCACCACGTTACCATCTATAGAAATAGCAGCAGTACCATCACCATAGTCAGCCAACACTTCATAGGTATGTTCAGTACCATCAGTATCAGTCACATTGAACTGGGAGCCAACTTCAACGGTTCCATCAATGATGCCAGCCACTTCCTTGATAGCATTCTCTTTAGCATCAGATACCGCCTGAGCCTTCACATCATCAGCAGGGAGTTCTTCACCCAGTTCAGCGAACATCAACGCATCAGCATGTTCAACGCTATTGGTTGTCGGGTCATAATAGAGAATCATATCATCGCTATTGCTTACATCAATGGAGCCATCATCATGAGTAGCAATATTACCACTGATAATATATACACCATAGTCTTCCAAGCCGCCTGATGCTTTGATAGTAGCGTTACGAACAGAACCACGACTCTGGTCTGTGTACATATCAACTCTCTGTTCTGCCTGATGTGCAGCGAGGTCAACCTTATCTTGTGCATCATCAACCACACCTTGGTATCGGGCAGAAGACAACTGGTAGTCATAGATAGCTTGGTCAAGTTTATCATCCTGCCCAGTCAGGGATTCCAGTTCCTCATCGCTCATGGCTGATAACTGCTGCTCAGAGATACCCAATGCTGCTGCAAGAGTCTTCATCTGGTCTTCCTGCTGAATCTGAATATCATGCTTATCTGCATCATCAGCATCATGCCCCTCAGAATAAGCGTTGTCAATATCTGCCTGATGCTGCTCCTCAGGTGTTGTTGGTTCGTTGGTAATCTCCTTGGCATTCATTTCAGCAGTCTTGGCAATATTGTAGCCACGCATCTTCATCAGGTTTACACCATAGTTAACAGCAGCATTAATCTGTTCCTTGGTCATGGTATCTCTCTGTCTGAGAATATCAGCCAGCACACTACCCATCTGCTCATTAGTTGCGTTGTCTATCTTATCCTTGATGTCTGCCCAGTTATCGCCCATAAGGTTCTCTGCATCACTATCAGCCACGTTCACCTTGTTGCGGAATCGGTAGTACTGAGCACGATTGTAGATACCTTTTACTGGTCGGGAGCCAGCACCCATCGCATACATAGAACCGACCGAGATAGCCATACCACCGATGATGTCGAGTTGCTGCTTAGCATCAAGAAGGTCGCTCACCTTACCTTCACCATCCAGCAGGGCATGAAGAGGAATACCAATTTCCTCCTCCATCACTTCCTCAGCGAAACCATTGATACCGAACTTCTCCATCCACTTCTTGGAATTGGTGTACCATCCACTCTTGCCGATATTCTTGAAGAACTCAGCAGAAGCATTCATACCATGTTTCTCCATGAAGTTGACAGCACCCTTCTTGATACCATAGTTGTGACCGAAAAGTTTTTCTGTATAGTTCTCTACCATAGCAGAGGTCATACCCTTATAGAGAGCAGTACCAATAGACTCACCACCCTCATGCAGAAGATTTCCATTCTCATCGAAAGTACCAAACTTATAATCACCCTTCTCATCCTGATACAGATTACCAAGATGTCGCTGCATGATGTCAGCACCAGTCTTCAACGCTTGCTCAGTTCCAGCCATTGCATACGAGCCGATAACATCGCCAGCCACGATACCAGTATTCTTCAAGATGGCAGCACTCACCTTGCCCATGCCACGTTTAGCAGCAAATTTCAAGGCTCCACGACTGATGCCCTTGGTAATACCACCATAACCGCCAGTCAGGAAGAAGTCAGCCATAAATGGGAGACTCTGCCCTGCAATTTTCGTCCAACGATAGACGTTACCCATCTTCTCATCTTCGATAGCCGTAGCAGCATCCGCACCAAGTTTACTCTTCAGGAGCATCTTATCAGAACCAGAGAGAGGAATCTTGTTATCCATCTTTGTCTTGATACGTTCCATCTGCCCCATGATAGCGAAGTCAGTCAGACCGAAATCCCATGTTTTTGCAGTAAATGCAGTATTGTCAAGAGCCTTCAAGGCATCCTCACCCCAGCTACTTGTAGGATATTGTTTCACCGCTTCAAGTGCACCAATCTGCTCAGTAACCAGAGAAAGAGAGGTTGCCAACTTATTTCTATAGTCACTCTGCTCAGCAGTTCTTCCGTTACTTGCACCGATACTAGCACCATAAGAGAGCAAAGGATTGCCGTGTTGACGATTATCCTCAGCGATAAGAGCCTCAATCTCCTTCTTTCGGGCATAGGCATCAGCCAGCTTCTTGTCAAACTGCTTTTGAGCACCCTCCTCAGTAAGGTAGGTTCCATTCTTGCCGATGTTCTCCTGCAAGTCATAGTTACCTTTCTTGTCACGAACATCAAAGGCAGATGGTATCTCACCAGTATCTACCGCTTCCTGATATGCATTGTTTTGCTGGTCAAGAATAGCTTGTTTCTGCTCAGCTTCAGGAAGAGAATAAACATTCTCATTGTCCGATGTAACGTATGCGCCAGTCTTGCCAGTCTCAGGATTGTAAGCAAAATCATCCTTCACAACATTGTTTGCATCACCACCATAAGGAGTCTGATGTGTACCCAAGTTCACACGACCGAAATCCTTCTGCTGTTTCTGCTTGCGTTGTTTCAGTCTGTTGTATCTGCCAGCATTGTTCATTGTCTGCTGAGCACTAGCCGAGATAGCTGCTGCCCCAGCAGAGAAACGAGCACGGTCAGCAGCACTCATAGGAACACTACCGCCCTTCGCTCTAGATGAAGTCTTACTACGTGGTTCAAAGAGTGCAGAGTAAAAACGCTCATAAGTTGATGGAACATCAAAGTTCTGAGCCTTCAAGTTCTCGTAGATAGCATGCCTGTTATCCGCACCACCATTTCCGTCTCTTGTCAGAGCACTCTCAAACTTATTGTAATCATCAGGCACATCATAGTTCTGTGCTTTCAGATTCTTGTATAAAGTGTATAATGGTCTTTCTGCCATGATATATATATTTGTTTGTTACCAAATTCTTGTTACCAATTCTGTTACCATTTTACGCCAGTCTTCTTCTTGCCACCAGCCGAAGAACCGCCAGCCTTATGTGTTGTATGCTTGCCACCACCAGACGGTTTACCACCTCCAGCAGAACTACTTCTTCCTTTCAATCTATCCATGATATATCTCACGTTAGTCTGAGTAACATTCTTGATTCTCAACTTTCTTTTAAGTTCATTAATCTTCTTCTGACCCTCAGGAGTGTCCATCATGTCGTAATACTCATACCAATATCCAGCAGTAGTTTTGTTACCGCCCGAAGATTTCTGAGCCTTATTAGAAATTCGTCCTTCTCGCAGTCTAGCAAGTGCATCCTGAGCAGCCCAATGACTAATCTGACCATCAGCAAGCATCTTCTTAATCTTCAACTGATTATCTTTATACTCGGCATCATTGGTATATTTCAACTCACTAAGGTCAAGTCTTCTGTTACCTTGGTCAATTCTCTGCTGCCCTTGGTCATTCTTCACCTTGTTGATTTCGTTCTGCATATCGTGATACCTCACCAGTTCAGCGAGAGTCAGGTTATTCTTTCTTTTTTCCTCATCAAGAGCGAGTGCCCTCTGATACCCAGCCAGCCATAATGCCCGATTCTTTTCTCTCTGCTCATCCATATATGCCTTGCGTTTATTCACCGCCTTAGTCATATCCGACTCAGGATTGTGTACCACCTTTGCACCTTTTGTAGCAAAGTAGATATTGGATAGCGCACGGAGACCATCACCCAGAGCTGCGATACGAGCCTTGGTACGTTCCTTCTTCTCTCGGTTCGCCTTCTGCTCAGCAGTCTCATTCAGTTCAGGATTCAGCATCTTATACATATCAGCATAAGACAACTGCTTAGGCTGAGGTTTAGGCTCTTCCTTCTTCACGATAGGGACAGATGGTTTATCCTCCTCATCACTAGGCACTCCCTGATTCACGTCCACCCCATTGGCGATGGCTTGCTGTGTAGCGATAGTCTTAGCCCTAGCCGCCTTCATAGCATCATCGGTGGGAGTAGCAGCATTCATCTGGTCAACCTTCTTTCCAGCCGCATCAAGTTGCTGCTGGGTGAAGACTGGAGCCTGAGTCTGTGCCACCTTCTGAGCGGCATCCACCCCACTCTGCTGCTTGTTGAGCACACTCTGTGTAGTCTTCAAGCCATTGTTGTTTCGTAACATATCTGATGCTTTCATAGGCTATGCTTTAATCTTCTTTGGCGCATTGTCACCAATCATATTGTTCAAATCATTCACTACTTGCTGCTGGGTAGGAGCCGCACCCACCTTTGCATCCAACTTAGCCATTTCTGCATCGGTAGGCATTTCCACGTTAGGACGAGCCACCTTACTCTTACCAGCACCACTATCAAGTGATGCAGCGATGTTTGCAGCTGTACCAGCCACACCTGCAACCGCATTGGCAGTATCAGCAGCCTTCTCAGCTTCCATACCCATCTGCTGGTTCTGCAACTGATTCTTTCTGTTCATATACTGCTGCTCGATGTTATCCTTTCGGGCATCATTTGCAGCTACAATCTGTGAGGTAGTATCAGCAAGAGTCTTGTTGTTTGCCTCCTTCACCGCAGTAGTGGAATCATCCGTACCGCCCATTACCGCTTGTCTACCCTTGGCAGCCTTGTTGCGGTTCTTAATCTGCTCCTGCATCTGTGTGAGCAAGCGAACCGTATCAGCACGCTTGGTCGGGTCGGCATTGTATGTTCTGTCATACCATGCCTGATTTTCTCTCTGTTGCTGGGCAATCATCTGCTCCTGCTTACGTCTCGCCTTGCGGTTAGCTATACCGCCAGCAATACTGCTTGCAAGCACAAGCCCAGCACCTATTAATGCACCTATCATATATATGAAAATTTAATTATTAATAATGGTACAAAGATACAGATACCATCCGAGATTCGTATTTTATCCGTTTATTTAGGTGGTAAGTTAACGGATAAAGTTTCCGTTTGCCAACAAATTACTATCTTTGCACCAAAATAGTTAAGACAATGGCAGCAGATAGAAATACAAAAGGTCAGTTCGAGAAAGGTAGAGCAAAGACTGGAGGTAAACAGAAAGGTTACGAGTCTCCTATCACAAAGGAGTTTCGTGAGTTGTGTGCTGACTTTTCTAGAGAGGCTTGGGAAGACTTCATGGCTGCATGGTATAAGTGTGAGCCGAAGGACAAGGTATCAACTTTCATCAAGATACTAGAGTTTAACTGCCCTAAGCTACAGACCGTCACTCTTGACGATAAGCGTGAGGTTCACAATGCCCTCACCGAGAAGTTGAGACAGATGTCAGAAGAGGAAGGATAAAATATAATTCATAAGAAGAACGTTTGTTTTTTTCATAGGTTTTTGGTTTATAGGTTTTAAGATTGTTAGGATAACGAAATAGGGAATGCGTGAGCACTCCCTATTCTTTTTTTATAATATTCACCACGTAAGTGTTAATTTCATGTTAAAATCAAGTATTTGTTTGGTTATATCCAAACTTTTGTATACCTTTGCAGCAGAAATAATAACAATAGTAAGCCCTCGCTAACACGGATAAAGCAAACAATATGGCAAATGTAGCATATATAGAAGAGGAAGTCTTCCAGTTAAAAGACAAGACCTTCGACTTCGGAGTACTGGAGAATCAGAATGATGTTCACTACGAACCATTAGAGTTCTCTAACATAAAAGAAATGAAATCGTACTACAAAGACTGCAAATACATTGGCAGCTATGATATATATAATTGCGATTACGAAGACGATGTTAAGACAGAAGTCTTCTATGACAAGGAGAATCAACAATATATCGGAGTATATAAGAAACAAGATTAATAATCATACAGCCCTCGACATCACGGTTAAGTCATTCCATTATGACAGCATTAGATTTTAACGACAGAGGTCAGGCAAACGTATCATTCAGCGAGTTCGACAACTACATGAACGAGCGTAAGGAACAGGGTGATTACACCGAAGAGAAAGACGGAATCACTTATTACTATAATGGTGGCGGTTGTTTGCTCGCTAAGTACGACAACAACGAAGGTTATGGTTTTACCTATTAAATATAGCTTTTATGTCAACTCTTAAAGCTAAAGAAGTTATCAAGGAGAAGGGCATGACCATTGAGGAAGTAGCCAGCAAGATGGGAATCACTAAAGGTACTCTATCTGCTGCCCTCAGCGGAAACCCAACCGTCAGCTACCTTACAAGAGTAGCAGACGCTATAGATTGTGATATTATAGATTTATTCAGATAAGAAAAAGGGAGCCATCATTGACTCCCTTTTATCGTATTCACTATCAGCGACCACCTCTCGCTCTTCTATCCCCAGCCATATCCGTCTTGGAACCACGATTCACCGATGATGGTTTATACCTAATTCCTGATTTCGTATGGCTAGCATCCATACCCTTGCGAGAAGCTGCCCCATACTTCTTATCGTGGGCAGCGTTGTAACGAGCCAACTCCCTACGCTTAGCCTTCTGAGCAGGAGAAGACTCGAAATTAGTATCGTAGGAAGCCTTCCGTGCCCTAGCTGCTGGGTGCGTTCTGTAGTATTCAGCAGATGAACTAGTCATTACTAATCTTCAATAGGAGAATCAGAAGGAACTGCACAATTAGGGAAAGAATCCCAACCATCTTCGGTTACAACAAGCTCCCAGTCCTCAGCAAAAACATCAGATGAAGAAGGAACCCAAGAATCTGCACGACCATCAGGATTGATAATCAACATCTGATTGGTATAATCAATGTGCGCATTCTCACGGCTCAGCAGAATATCCTTAGCTGACTGAGGCAGCGACTGCATCGTAGGAATGATGCCGCCTTCAATATGAGAAGGAATCTGTTTGACTACAAACATACCTTTGCCATTCCATCCCTTGCGTCTTACCGCAAGACCAGACTTCAATGCCTCAATAACCTTACCAAAATCCATTCCGACAAGTTTACGATAAGCATCATCAAACACACTCTTAGGAGACCAAGACGTATATCCGTTCTTATACCATACTAAGTAGCCATCTTCCTCAACGGTTGCTGGCTTAATTTCTCTACCTAGCACCTTCTGTGCTTCTGTCATAGTCATAGGCATTGCCATAACTACTTTTGTACCAATATACATTGACATACTACTTGTTTTTTCACACATAATTAAATAATTTAAATTAATATATCTATCTCCAATAAAGTTCACGATGTTCCTTCTTCAACAAATCCCCAGTTCTACACCACCAGTCATTCGGACTCGCTTTAAGATACTCTTGAAAAATTGGGCAGTTCTGTTCATGAGTAAGGATAGGATGAGAAGTAGGCTTGAACTGATGCACACACAGTAAGTCTGCATGATTGCCGCCATATATTCTTGGTGGCATGACATCTTTCGCCTGATGCCACACCTTGTTGAGGTCAATGAGGTAAACCCCATCCAGTTCCTTCAAGACATTACCAATCTTACCAAGCACACGATTCAGGGTTTCTGACCTATCCGTTCCACCCTTAGCAATCAACCACTGGGCATCACTCAGGGCACTTCTAATCTGCATATCAAGTTCCATAAGCCTAATTTTCAGTTGTGTTTATGATAGCTTCTGCTAACTCTACAGCATGCTTTGGCATAAAGAATCGCTTAACTAAATCATCATGCAACTCTGTTGACAATTTGTTGATTTTAGGGAGTAGATTAAGAATGCGAAGTTTTTCTGATTCAAAATCACACTCCTTGCGATGATATTCCTCTTCCAAGTCCTTCGCCTTCTTTTCGTACTCTTTTTGCAGGTTTGATTTCATTCCGACTTGTTCGTTTACAAGCTTATTCTTCATTTCGGCATAGGCTTGTTTTTCTTGGTTTCTGTCGTTGATGCTCCGATTAACCTCATCTAGCATAGTCTGTTCGACTTTCAAGCGAACGTCCTCGAAGTTAACATAGGACTCAGAAGATTCTACTACATCTCTACACATGCGTTGTTTGTAAGTTGGCAACCCATTTATATGGTCATAAGTAGGAACGTCAACATTACGCTCTACAACTATCTCCTTGCGAAGAATAACCTTTGAACCGCTTTTCAAGGACTCATTCAACTTTTTGAGTTCCTTTACTTGCTCTTCTAACTCTGAATTGCGCTTACGTATAGCATCATACTCAGATAAATCTACATTTACTACTGCCATATTATGTAATTTTTAGTTCAACATTTGCCTACTAATTACTTAATCATCCAAATATAATTATTTAAAATTTAAATGGATAGATTTTTGATTCCTTTGGATTCTAGGTTTCCCCTAACGCACACGTATGTGAGCGAATCAGAAAACCTAAGATTTCATGGATGAGTTCCGTCAACCCCCATCATCTGGTCACTTGATAATTCTACATCAGTTAACCTAAGCAGCATAAGGAGTAGACTCCCCTCCGCTCGTCTTCTGCTATTAGTTCCTACGATTTGCCATGCGGTCTTCCTTGCAATTTATAGACTCGATGAATCGGAAGGTTTCTAGCCCATAGTCTTCCATCTTGTCTCAAACTCAGGGGAATAAAAAAGAACCCCCGAGTGTTGGTTACGGACAACGACTCAGAGGTTCATATCTTGTAGGCTTACGCCTTGAAAGGAGGACTACTTTAGTCTGTCAACCGTAACATTGACGATGCAAAGATAGAAGTTTTTTCTGAAACCACCAAATGTGAAAAAATGTGTAATTCGTCAATCTGTAAGATATTCAGATTTTAGGTATACGCTTGGTATGCAGTAGGTATACAAATGATTACAAAGTTAAAGTAGGTTAAAGTGTTTTTGGTATTTAAGTTTATTTTGTTACCTTTGTAGCGAGCAAAATAAGCGATTTAGTTTCTTTAACTCTTTTATGTTACTATTTTGTTACTCGATAAAAACAGACCATTTCTAATAGTATTGGTTATCAATAGGTTACAAAGCTCAAATAAGCATTCATAATGTTTTTGTATAATATGAGAAGGAGTGCTTGTGAAAGTACTCCTTTTATGTATTGGCTTACTACATGGCGATGCATTTTGTTCTATGTCACGACGCACAGACTTTTACATCG